GGTAAATCAGTGATTATTCCTTGTACAGAGTTATCTTGAGCTGGCACGACACGTTTAATTTCAATATCCCAAAAATTTGGCCACTGACCTGGTACATTTGCAGCAGCAGCTAATTCAGAATCTAGAATATTTACTTTTTGACCGTCTTTATTTTTACCACGGAATTGTTCCTTAACTGATGGACAGATGATAAATGGAAAACGGCGTTGAACGGCAAGTGGACAAGCAAAATATGCGTGAGCATTCAAATCGATGGTATTGGTTGAACATAAAACAAGTTTTGGACGCATTGGAATTTTCCCCTTATCTTCGAGGGCCGCCTGATTCGTGATCAGTGGCATATTATTCACAATATTAATAATGCTAACTAACGATGGATCGACAGTCTTTATACTCGCATGTTGCCATGCGGCATCATCAATATTTACGCACCATTTAGACGTGTTAAAGTTCGATGTGAATTCTTCAAAATAGTTGACAGTGAATTTGAATTCGCTAGAAGTTGGCAAACCTTTCAATTTACCATAAGCTTGAAAAAGAACTTCTTGGAAAGTTGATTTGGCAATACTAGATGGTCCAAAAATCAAGAAAGCTAACGGAGCTTCTCGCATTTGACCAGCGGCACGTTTTGATACAAGATCGGCTTTAATAGTCTGCAATTCGACTAATTTACTTTTAATGAAACGAATTTCACCGACTTGCCTATACGATGCCTTAACAATAGCATTTCCTTTTTCAATACAATCTTCAAGGTCAGCAACGAATTGATGATAGGTTGTTTCAAAAGCTTCAGCATTACCAAGATGTTTAGACTTGATAACTACCTCAGTACACTTATCGTACCACTCTTGGTAGCGTGCTGAGCTATGCAACAATGGATCAAGAGAACCAGTCATTTTACATTGCATTCCACGTTCAACCACAAAAACAGCTGTATCTAATATACACATTATAAAATCAGAACGCTTATTAAACTCGCGTCTAATAGCTTCCTGTTCAATCTTATTATACATCAGCTTATCCATGGTTATTCCTGCATTTTCAAATAGCGAATATGAGAGACAAAACATTGTAAAACGGTAAAATTTCTTGACAATAGGTATTTCCCAAACTTGATCATATCCTTCAATCAGATTCCTCAAGTTCTGGACTTTCCCATACAATTCATATTCTCCAGATTGCACTTCCATGCAATGTTCATCAAAGAATGGGAAAATGAATTTCAAGCACTGCTCGGGTTACCGGTCCCTCTATACGCAGTTTCACAAAATTGATGAGTGTAAACATAACGTCTACCATAGTTTTGGCTGTGCTTAGACCATACACCATCATAATGATATCTTCAATTAATTTCTGAAAATAAGCATCTTTAATTGCGTCAAAGACACTAGAAACACCAGTTAAGGCACTCATAGCATCCATAACAACATTACTTTGCACATGACATATACGTCCAAGTCGTCTAGCATGACAACGACGGACCTTGGCTCGTC